TCGCTCCTCAACCAGATAAACCGGCGGCCCCCACACATGATCCGGCGCCTCACGCCGCACAACCGGCACCGTCCCATCAGGCCACAAAGACACCAACACAGTTCGCTCCTCATTCACCCAAACACGATGCGTCGACACGGTCACAGCAAGCCTCCTAGCGGGCCCAAGAGAGGACGGGGAGAGAAACGATGACTTGGCAGCGGGGTCATTCGTCTGCGGTCGCGATGGGACGGGTGCCCCCCCTCTCCACCTTCGTCGGTGTCGATGGTGTTCATCGGTGGTGTACTTCGGCTAGGTGCTTAGGTGTTGCGTTGTTGTTCGAGCTCGGTGCGGAGCATGGCTAGTTGTTTCTTCACTTTGGCTGTGGTTATGCCGTAGTGGTGTGCTAGCTCTGTCTCTGAGTAGCCGAAGGAGAGTAGGGTGCCCATCCGGTAGAGGGTCTGTGCTGATTGGGGTGTGAGTGTGTTCCAGTTGATGGATGGGCTCGAGGTGTGGGAGTGTGCGGGTGTAGGTGCGGTGTTTGGTTTTCCAGGTGGTGCGGCCTCGGGTGGTGCGCCACCAGTCTGTGACTCGGCGGTGGAGGATGCGGGTGGCGTGGTTGCTGAAGCAGGCCGGCTGGGTTCCTGGGTCATAGCGTTGCGAGAGGATCCATGCTTCTTCGATCAGGTAGGTGAGCAGTTGTTCGTGCTGGTCGGGGGTGAGGCTGAGTTTGGCGTTGTGGATGATACGGGTGCAGAACGCCTCGGTGTCTCGGATGTCGTGTAGCGGGAGTGTGCCGTAGAGCACCAGGTAAGCGTATTACTGGTGACGGATGGGCTCACGGCGCGGGTGGCTTATCGGGAGAAGCGACCAGCGCCCCAAGCACGAGCAGCGCACCAGCCAGCGACGCGTTAATCCTTGCGCCGCTCATGAGCAGTTTGCGTACACGTAATCAGTCGGGGTCTTGTCGGGGCTAGCCAACCCGCTCAACCTCCGCATATTTCAGGTGCTGTAGTAGCTGATGGCCGATCAGTTCCGTGTACGCCGGCGGGATGGCCTCGCTGAGCTCCTCCAGCGTCATCCAGTCAATACCCATCGCCTCCTGCTGCACGTCGAGCGGGATATCCCACGTCCCGATCTCCACAGTACGCCGACACAGCCCCCGATTAGAGCCTGTGCGCTGCTTCGACCTGCCTCCCGGGTAGCGGTCTTTTCCGTTCAGCATGTGACGGCACGGCCACGCCGGGTCTTGTAGCGGCCAGTTCGTCTCAAACAACCTGTGCCGCTGAATCTCCATAGGCGGATCGAACATCGTCCCGCACAACACGACAGGTTCCCACAGCGGAGCACCGTCGACATTCTCGATCACATACGGCAGCCCCGTCTCATACAGCAAGGTGCGGGTTTGCGCGACCAGGTCTGGGTACTCGCCGACGCGCCCAGTGCGGCGGTACGCGGTAAATGCTTGGCATGGCGGGCTCGCATGGATCCCGGCGTAGCCGCCTTCGTTCCCCAGCGCACTAAGCATTTCAAGAGCTTCAAGAGCATCGCCCTGGTGGAACTCAAACGGGTAATTCCGCTGCGGCCGAATATCCACACCCACCACCTCAAACCCAGCCCGGTGATAGCCGACCGCTGCCCCGCCAGCACCGCAGAACAGGTCGAGCATGCGCGGGGTCTTGTCGGGGCTAGCCAACATGCACCACACACGGCTCATCTTCGCGGCCCTGAACGGGCGGACAGTCACAGGGCTTATCGAGAGAAGCGACCAGCGCCGCATCGAGGTTGCGCAGCATCGTGTCCCGTGCCCCGCCGCGTGTCTCTTGTAGTGCCTCTTGTAGCGCCTCCTGTAGCCGCACCACCTCGGACTCCACCAGATCGCACAGTTCAAGAACCGGCAGAGACGGCTGCGTCCGGTAGCGAAACCGGCAATCACGGATCAGAGCGTCGATGCGTTCCAGCGGTGTCTTGTCGGGGCTAGCCACCCAGCCTCACCCACGGCAACCCCAGATGCGTAAGCGCCCGCTTCAACGCCTCCGCAGCCACGAAATCGCCCCGCTCATCGGCCGCGTCCCAAGCATCGCAAAGCACGCCACTGACGATCTTGTCCGCCTTGGAAAACGGTGTGGTCGTGCGACCTTGCTGCGCTGCTGTCATCGCCTTTGCCTCCCTCGGTGTCTTGTCGGGGCTCATCTACGCACACTCCCACGGCGACCAGCCCGCATCCAACCAATATGCATGCGCGGCACGGGCCTGACCCAACGCCGACCACGAATGACCGTACCGAGCTCGGGCAAACGAACCCATCTGAAACAAGCCGAGATATTGCCCGTTCCTCGCTGTGGTGCTGTACGTGTTCCCCGTCTCACACGCCACCACATCAAACGCCTTCACCCTTTCAGCTGGCGTCTTCCAGTACGCGCGCACCGCCTTGAACACGTCCGGCGGCACCGGGGCTCGCGCCTCACCGCGCGCAACCACCACCAGGAAACCAAGCGTAACTCCAACCAGAACCGTAACTAGCTTCACGAGATCCCCTCCAACCATGCGACAGCAACAGCCGCAACATGAACGAGCTCGGTTCGCACATCTTCGCCGTCGTGGAACGCTTTAGCGACTTCACCGACCTCCTCAACAAGTGCAGCGAGACGCAACTCGTTAGGACAATCACGCACCGACGCGATCCACTCCAGCCGACCGTTCACCCAAAGGTCTTCCTGCCGGCGGCGCTCAGCCTCGACCATCTCGATAACCGTCATAGCGAACCCGTGAACGCGAACGATTCCTGAGCCGGGTCGACCTCCTCGGCGAGCGCCTGCAGATTTTTCACAGCCTGCCGAAAATAGGACGGCTTCAGCTCGATCCCGATCCCCTTACGTCGAGCACGAACAGCCGAATACACCTCCGACCCGACACCCATGAACGGCGTCAGAACCGTGTCATGCGGGTTACTCCACAAGGTGAGGCATCGGTCGATCACGTCAAGCTGCAGCGGGTGGACGTGCTTCTCGTCTTCCTCATCCCGTGCCTCACGATACGGCAGGACACGGTCTAGCCGGACGTCGTCCCAGAACGCGGAAGCGTACTGCCGCCACACCCAATGTGAGTAGCGGTTCTCGATCTGGTTGCCAGTCCATCCGCGGTAACCAAGAACATCGTTCGGCGGCTGCCTTTCGCCGGCGTACTCGGTCAAGCCCTGCGGGTGCGCGATCGGCTCCGGGTTCTCTCCGGCCTTCCTGAACAACAGAAGGTAGTCGGCGGACGCGGCCGAGCAGCGGGACGAGTCATCGACGATCGTCTTGTGCGCGAGCGCCTTAGTCATCGTCCTGTTCCGCACCGTCAGCGGCTCCTTCCAAACGTGATACCGCGCCACATACGCGAGGCCACAAGATTCATGGAGCCGGATGATGTCACCAGGGAAGTCCATCATCGAGTCGCCCTTCCCAGTATTCGAGCGTGGCACATCCATGCAGTGAACAGCGGTTGTGCGGCCGGGCATCGTGAGCCGGCCGATCTCACGGACGACGAACTCATAATGCTCCATGAACTCGTCGTAGCCTGAGCAGTTCGACAGGTCACGGGGTGAGCTCGAATACTGGTACAGGCCGGCGAACGGAGGCGAATACACGGACAAGCCGACCGACCCGTCGGGGAGTGTCGGCATCACCTCGAGACAGTCTCCCTGGTAGAGCGCGTAGTCGTCGGTGACGACCTGGTCTACAACCATGAGGGGATCTCCTCCTTCTCGGTGAAGTCGTTGCTGTGTTCGATCTTCAGGGCGTCGTTCATGTGTGCGACCAGCCTCGAGAACATCCGATCGGCCTGAGTCGCCTTCCTCTGTAGGTTCCGCAGCGCACCGAGGCCGCCCTCCGTTGTGACCAGATCGACCCGGACGGGTCGTTCCTGGCCGAATCTCCAGCAGCGACGAACGCCCTGGTAATACTGCTCATAGGAGTGGGACGGGAAGAACGTCACATGCGCGCACTTTTGGAGATTGAGCCCCCACGCGCCGATCTTCGGCTTCGTCACCAACACTCGCAAGTTCCCCTCGGCGAAGTCCATCAGCCGGCGTTCCTTCGCCTCGTCAGTGTCTGCACCCTTCACCTGTTCCGCATCAGGGATCAGTTTCGTTAGGAGGTCGCCTTCGTCGTTCAGCTGACACCACACCAAAGCCTGGTCGCCATGATCGACAAGCTCCGCGACCTTATGGCAGCGCTCCTCAATCGTTCTGCGCGCCTCTTCCCGTTCCTCATGCAGGCCCTGAGACGGCAGGTCGAAGAGCCGGTCTTCGCGTGGGGCACGGGCCTCGACGAGGTGTTCGTTCTCGTCCAGCGGCGGCAGCACGAACCCGTCATCTTCAAAGCCCAGGTCTGATGGCCGGCGGGTCGCTCGAGCCCAGGAACACACCCACCGCCAGAACGGCTCCTCCGCGTGTCCCTTGAACCGCCACTTCGCCCGTTCGTCTAGCTTCGACAAGTTCTGGCCTCTCTGGCGGTAGACCATCGGCTTGCTGGTGTTCTGGTCGTTCTTGAAGAACCGGCCGAGCATGTCCATATGGCCGAGCTCACCCAACGCCTCGCTAGAGGTGCCGAGCTCCACATAATCGTTCGGGGCAGCGGTAGCGGTGCAGAGCAATCGGAACGGCAGCTTCCGCATGAAGTCCGTGATCTGCTGCCGCCGCACCCCATCAAAGTTCTTCAGGATGCTCGACTCGTCACACACCACACCGGCGAACCGGTGCGGGCCGAACTCCTCGAGCCGCTCATAGTTCGTAATCACCACAGGAGCACCAACCGAACCGTCCTGTGACCGCTCCGCGATGATCCCGAACTTCTCCGCCTCACGCAACGTCTGATAGCTCACCGCCAACGGCGTCAAAATCAGGACAGGCTTCCGCTCACGGTGCGCGACCTGGTCAGCCCACACCAGCTGCATCGGGGTCTTCCCCAGGCCGCAATCCGCGAACAACGCAGAGCGGCCCTTCCGCAGCGACCACGACACGAGCTCGCGCTGGAACCCGAACAGGAACTCCGGCAGTTCGTCCGGGTCAAACCCCCAGTCGCCGCCAAGCTGAAGCTTCTTCTCTAGGAAGGTTGCGT